GACGGAGTTCAATTACCAGGTGGTATTAGTTTCAAGGGTGGGCAAATTTATTCAGAAGCCTCTGCTGAAATTTCACAAATTGAGAATGAGTTGATTCAGTCCCATGAATATCCACCAGAATTTTTTGTAGGTTAATATGGCAATAAATCCATACTTTGGTGATTTTAAAAACGAACAAAGACTGTTAGACGATCTGACAGTCGAAACAATCAAGGCCATGGGTCGTGATGTTTATTACATCCCGAGAGAATATGTTAAATTGGATAGAATCTTTGGTGAAGATATTTTATCACAATTTAAACAAGCATATTTGATTGAAATGTATGTTATGGACGTTGTAAAATTTCAAGGTCAGCGTGATGTTGCCACTAAATTTGGTATTGATATCACAGACAAATTAGATCTTCAAGTATCTATTACTAGATTTAAACAAGAAATATATTCTAAAAATTCAGATATTTTAAAACCAAGAGAAGGTGATTTAATCTATTTTCCACTTTCTAAACACTTATTTGAAATAAATGTTGTGGAAGATGAAATTCCATTTTACCAATTTGGTATTTTGACAACTTATACACTTAAGTGTGAACTCTTCTCTTACTCTAACGAAACCATCGAAACAGGAATTACTGAAGTGGATGAAGTCGAAACGAAGAGAAAAATGTATCTTTCACGTATTACTTTGGGTAACTCTGCTTCATCTTCAACTATATTTAAAGTTGGTGATATTGTTTATCAAGTCGCTGGTGTTACAAATGGAAATTATGTTGATGCGACATATAAAGCAGTTGTTGCTGATTTTGTTAACGGTGCGACAAAATATGTTTATGTCTCTGATGAAACTGGAACTCTACAACTAGGTGCATCTACACAAACAATTATAGATAAACCTAAAAATGTTAAATATTATGTCACAACAAATAATACAACGACGATAAATGTCACTAAAGATCCTAAGATTCTTGAATCTGGTGGTGATAATAAAGAACTTGATGTAGATCAAAATGATAATGATCTATTTGATTTTTCAGAAACTGATCCATTCTCAGAAGGCAGATATTAATGTTTACTAAACTAGAACCATTTTACAATAAATCTATACGAAAGACTGTTGTAGCCTTTGGTTCTTTATTTAACCAAATCTATTTTAATAGAACTGATGCTTCGGATAATGTAATTGAAACTTCAAGAGTTCCATTAATATATTCACCAAAAGAAAAATTTATTCAAAGATTAAAATCAGAAACAAGTTTGACTGATGAAACTCATACAAGAATGAATTTACCTAGAATGGGATTTGAAATCACTGGTTTTCTTTATGATTCCCAGAGAAAATTAAATAGATTAAATCAAAAAATCTCTACTATTGATGGTGTTATTACAAGCAGTTATATAGAAGTTCCTTATAATATAAACTTTGGTCTTTATTTATTTTCTAGAAATTTAGATGATAATCTACAAATAGTTGAGCAAATATTACCTTACTTTGCTCCTGATTTCACAGTAACTTTAAATATGAATCCACTAAACCAAAAGGTGGATGTACCAATAGTTTTAAATAGCTTAAATATTGTTGAGGACTATGAAGGTGATTTTGATACCAGAAGAACTGTAAATAGCGTTTTTGATTTTACAGTTAAAACATATCTTTATGGTCCAATTAAGGAATCATCAACAGTTCTTATCGAAGATGCAAATATACGTCTATACGATGGTCAAAATACTGTAGCCGAATCTATTAAGATATTTGATGTTGGATATACAGGAAATTCGTCTACAATGAGTGGAATAACATATTATGAAAACCCCTGATGAAGAACCAGTTGAAAAAATTTCAAAAGCTTTAGATGTTTTTTATGATCCTGTGCAAAGCCCAGCCAAAGAAATAAAATCTGAAGTCAAGAAAATCAAAGCAGAAAAACTTGATGTTGATTTTTCTTTAGCCAGAAGCAATATGAAAGAGCTTCTGAATAATGGAATGAATGCTTTAGACGGGATTATGAAAGTCGCTGAGGCCAGTGATTCCCCAAGAGCCTATGAAGTAGCAGCATTATTGATAAAAACATTATCAGATGTTAATAAAGATTTGATCGGTATTCATGAGAAAAATGCGAATATCCAAAAAGAAAAAATTACAAATATAACAAATAATTCTATTTACGTTGGATCTACTACAGATTTACAAAATTTAATTAATAAAGAAAGAGCGCAAAACAAAGATGGCGATCAAACAGAGTAGAGGTCCAGGCTATCTTGGTAATAAAAATCTTAAGCCAGCTGGAGTTAAGCTTGAATTTACACAAGAACAAGTTGAAGAATATATTAAATGTGCGAAAGATCCTATCTATTTTGCCAAAAAATATGTTAAGGTTGTAACTCTTGATAAAGGTGTCACTCAATTTGATTTATATGATTACCAAGAACGCTTGGTAGAAAAACTTTGTAATAATCGCTTCGTGATCGGAAAACTAGCCCGACAGTCTGGTAAAACAACAACTGTTGGTTGCTGCTATCTTTTACATAAAGTTTTATTTAATCAAAATATGAGTGTGGCTATTCTAGCTAATAAATTAAATACTGCTAGAGAAATTCTATCTCGTATTCGTGAAGCATATGAACATTTACCTTGGTGGCTACAACAGGGTATCATGGAATGGAATAAAGGTTCTATTCAATTAGAAAATGGATCTAAGATTCTTGCATCTGCTACCTCGTCATCTGCTATTCGTGGTGGAAGTTACAATATCATTTTTTTGGACGAATTTGCATTCGTTCCAACAACCGTAGCAGAAGAGTTCTTTTCATCTGTTTATCCAACCATTACTGCTGGTCAGAGTACTCAAATGATAATCATTTCTACCCCGAAAGGGTTGAATATGTTTTATCAATTATGGAAGGGTGCTACTTCTAAGCAAAATGAATATGTGCCATTTGAGGTAAATTGGCAAGAAGTACCTCAATACCCAGGTGGTCCATTGCGCGATGAGGCTTGGAAAGAACAACAAATCAAGAATACTTCAGAAAGACAGTTTGATGCGGAATTTAACTGCTCATTCATTGGCTCTGCCAATACATTAATTGATGCTCAAAAATTAAATCAGTTAAGTTATGGTAAACCAAAACAAAGAAATGCTGAAGGTCTTTTAATATATCAAGAACCAGTAAAAGGTGTAGAAGATAAAGGTACTAAAGACAGAGACTATTTTATCACCGTAGACGTTGCCAGAGGGCAGGGTGGTGATAATAGTGCCTTTACCGTGTTTGATATATCAGACATGCCATATCGAATCGTAGCACGGTTTAAAAGCAATACAGTGTCACCTTTACTTTTACCATCATATATTCGTTCTGTTGGTAAGAAATACAATACAGCACATGTTCTTGTGGAAGTAAATGATATAGGAAGCCAAGTAGCTGATATCTTACACTATGATCTAGAATATGAAAATTTGGTCAAAGCGGCATTTAAGGGTCATAAAGGACAAACAATAACCGAAACTGGAATGGGAGCAAAGCGGGTACAACTTGGTGTACGCACAACAGTTCCTGTTAAAAAATTAGGATGTGCTGTTTTAAAGAATTTAATAGAACAAGATAAGTTGTTGGTTGAGGATGCAGATACTATTGATGAATTGACAACTTTCATAGCAGATGGTCAATCATTTGCTGCCGATGAAGGTCATACAGACGATCTTGTAATGACTCTAGTTTTATTTGCATGGGCAACAAGACAAGATTTCTTTGAAGCATTAACGAATAAAGATGTTCGTGTTGAGCTTTTTGAAAAAGATATAGAAAAAATTGAAAATGAAATTATTCCAATGTTTGTAGAGGACGGCTTCGGTGAAAGAAGCGAATGGGATGGAGAAGACCGCTGGTTCGATGAAAAAGACCCAAGAAGAAACCAATTTGGTACACAATATTGGCTTTTTTGATTAAATTCTCTAAAATAATATATATTTTAGACGAAATATTTTTAAGGAGAATTTATGGCACGACCAAATGTATCAGTTACAATATTAGATGAATCACTGGTTGTCCCAACATCCGAAGAAGGATCACCAACCATCGGAGCCATGGTTTCGGTTAAGGGTCTTAGTTTGTTTGGTACGACAGCCGAAAAGAATCAAGGATATTATTTAGTAAATGATATTCCTGATTGGTTTTCAAGACTTCAGGCATTTACACAAAAAGAAAATTCACTTAGTGGAGCCAGTGGTGTTACTTTTATAGCTGGTTATCTCACAAGCAATGGTGCTACTGCATGGACAGACGAATGGTATTCTGTTTATAATTTCTTACAATATGGAGCACCATGCTATGTTGGTTTCAATAATGCTTCTGCTGGTTTATCTGGATTCTTTAGTCTTG